AGTGAAATACCTCCCTTTTGTGGATTTGTCTGTTTGTCTACTTTTTGTGTTGGTGGTGAGTGTTGTGCAGCCTGAGCTTCCTGAGTCTCGTGAGTGGTGTGGGGAGACGCGTCGTTGGTGGCGTGTGTGGGGTGAGGATAGCCGCGCGCAGTACGTGTCTGATGAGGAGTGGTTGTTTCTCATGGATGCTGCGGTGATTCATGATTGTGTGTGGCGTGAAGGTCGCGCGGATTTGGTGGCTTCGCTTCGTGCTCATGTGAAGGCTTTTATGGGTATGTTGGATCGGTATTCGGTTGATGTGGTGTCTGGTGGCCGTGGTGGAGGTTCTGCGGTGGCGATGATTGACCGGTATAGGAAGCGCAAGGGGGCCTGATTAGGTGTCTGGTGTTGTTGGGTCTCAGGTTCCTCGTCACCGTGTGGCTGCGGCGTATTCGGTGTCTGCTGGGGGTGATGCTGGGGAGTTGGGTCGTGCGTATGGGTTGACGCCTGATCCGTGGCAGCAGCAGGTGTTGGATGATTGGCTGGCTGTCGGTGGTAATGGCAGGCTTGCTTCGGGTGTGTGTGGGGTGTTTGTGCCTCGCCAGAATGGCAAGAACGCGATCCTTGAGGTTGTGGAGTTGTTTAAGGCGACTATTCAGGGTCGCCGTATTTTGCATACGGCTCACGAGTTGAAGTCGGCTCGTAAGGCGTTTATGCGGTTGCGTTCGTTTTTTGAGAATGAGCGGCAGTTTCCTGACTTGTATCGTATGGTGAAGTCGATTCGGGCGACGAATGGTCAGGAGGCTATTGTGTTGCATCATCCGGATTGTGCCACGTTTGAGCGTAAGTGTGGTTGTCCGGGTTGGGGTTCGGTTGAGTTTGTGGCCCGTAGCCGGGGTTCGGCTCGCGGGTTTACTGTTGATGATTTGGTGTGTGATGAGGCTCAGGAGTTGTCGGATGAGCAGTTGGAGGCTTTGCTTCCTACGGTAAGTGCTGCCCCGTCTGGTGATCCGCAGCAGATTTTTTTGGGTACGCCGCCTGGGCCGTTGGCGGATGGTTCGGTGGTGTTGCGTTTGCGTGGGCAGGCTTTGTCGGGTGGTAAAAGGTTTGCGTGGACGGAGTTTTCGATTCCTGACGAGTCTGATCCGGATGATGTGTCGCGGCAGTGGCGGAAGTTGGCTGGTGACACTAATCCGGCGTTGGGTAGGCGTCTGAATTTCGGGACGGTGAGCGATGAGCATGAGTCGATGTCTGCTGCCGGGTTTGCTCGGGAGCGTCTTGGCTGGTGGGATCGTGGCCAGTCTGCTTCGTCGGTGATTCCGGCTGATAAGTGGGTCCAGTCTGCGGTGGATGAGGCGAAGCTTTCTGGCGGGAAAGTGTTTGGTGTCTCGTTTTCTCGTTCTGGGGATCGGGTTGCTTTGGCGGGTGCTGGCCGGACTGATGCTGGTGTTCATGTTGAGGTTATTGATGGGCTGTCGGGGACGATTGTTGATGGTGTGGGCCGGTTGGCTGACTGGTTGGCGGTTCGTTGGGGTGATACTGACCGGATCATGGTTGCCGGGTCTGGTGCGGTGTTGTTGCAGAAGGCGTTGACGGATCGTGGTGTTCCGGGCCGTGGCGTGATCGTGGCTGATACTGGGGTGTATGTGGAGGCGTGTCAAGCTTTTCTGGAGGGTGTGAGGTCTGGGAGTGTTTCTCACCCTAGGGCTGATTCGAGGCGTGACATGTTGGATATTGCTGTGAGGTCGGCTGTGCAGAAGAAGAAGGGTTCTGCGTGGGGTTGGGGTTCCTCGTTTAAGGATGGTTCTGAGGTTCCTTTGGAGGCTGTGTCGTTGGCGTTTTTGGGGGCTAAGCGTGTTCGTCGTGGCCGTCGGGAGCGTAGTGGTAGGAAGCGGGTGTCTGTGGTATGAACTCGGATGAGTTGGCCCTGATTGAGGGCATGTTTGATCGTATTCAAAGGTTGTCTTCGTGGCATTGTCGCATTGAGGGCTACTATGAGGGCTCGAGCCGGGTGCGTGATTTGGGGGTGGCTATTCCTCCGGAGTTGCAGCGTGTGCAGACGGTGGTGTCGTGGCCTGGTATTGCGGTGGATGCTTTGGAGGAGCGTCTGGATTGGCTTGGCTGGACTAATGGTGACGGCTACGGTCTGGATGGTGTGTATGCTGCGAATCGTCTATCAACCGCGTCATGCGACGTCCACCTTGATGCACTAATTTTTGGGTTGTCGTTTGTTGCGATCATTCCTCATGGTGATGGTACGGTGTCGGTTCGTCCGCAGTCACCAAAGAATTGTACGGGCAAGTTTTCGGCTGACGGGTCTCGTCTGGATGCTGGCCTTGTGGTGCAGCAGACGTGTGATCCTGAGGTGGTTGAGGCTGAGCTTTTGCTTCCTGATGTGATTGTTCAGGTGGAGCGGCGGGGTTCGCGTGAATGGGTTGAGGTGGATCGTATACCGAATGTGTTGGGTGCTGTTCCGCTTGTGCCTATTGTGAATCGTCGTCGTACTTCTAGGATTGATGGCCGTTCGGAGATTACGAGGTCTATTAGGGCTTACACGGATGAGGCTGTGCGCACACTGTTGGGGCAGTCTGTGAATCGTGATTTTTATGCGTATCCTCAGCGTTGGGTGACTGGTGTGTCGGCTGACGAGTTTTCGCAGCCTGGCTGGGTCCTGTCGATGGCTTCTGTGTGGGCTGTTGATAAGGATGATGATGGTGATACCCCGAATGTGGGGTCGTTTCCTGTCAATAGTCCTACACCGTATTCGGATCAGATGCGGCTGTTGGCGCAGTTGACGGCTGGGGAGGCTGCGGTGCCGGAGCGCTATTTCGGGTTTATCACGTCTAATCCGCCTTCGGGTGAGGCGTTGGCTGCCGAGGAGTCGAGGCTTGTGAAGCGTGCTGAGCGGCGTCAAACGTCGTTCGGTCAGGGCTGGCTGTCGGTTGGTTTCCTGGCTGCTAAGGCGCTTGATTCGAGTGTTGATGAGGCCGCGTTTTTTGGTGATGTGGGTTTGCGTTGGCGTGATGCGTCGACACCGACTCGGGCTGCTACGGCGGATGCTGTGACGAAGCTTGTTGGTGCCGGTATTCTTCCGGCGGATTCTCGGACGGTGTTGGAGATGTTGGGGCTTGATGATGTGCAGGTTGAGGCTGTGATGCGGCATCGTGCCGAATCTTCGGATCCGTTGGCTGCGCTTGCTGGGGCTATATCGCGTCAAACTAACGAGGTATGATAGGCGATGGCTTCGGGTGTTGCGTCGAGGTTGGCTGCTACCGGGTATCAGCGTGAGGCGGTCAGGTTTGCCGGGAAGTATGCGGGCTATTATGCCGAGTTGGGTCGTTTGTGGCGTGCCGGGAAGATGAGTGACACGCAGTATGTGCGTTTGTGTGTGGAGTTGGAGCGTGCCGGCCATGATGGTTCGGCATCGTTGGCTGCCAGGTTTGTGTCGGATTTTCGCCGGTTGAATGGTGTGGATCCTGGTTTGATCGTGTATGACGAGTTTGATGCTGCTGCGGCTTTGGCTAGGTCGTTTTCGACTATGAAGATTATGAATAGTGACCCGGATAGGGCGAATGATACTATTGATGCTATGGCGGCGGGTGTTAATCGAGCTGTCATGAATGCTGGCCGTGACACGGTTGAGTGGTCTGCTGGCGCGCAGGGTAGGTCGTGGCGTCGGGTGACTGATGGTGATCCTTGTGCTTTTTGTGCCATGTTGGCTACGAGGTCGGATTATACGACTAAGGAAAGGGCACTTACTACCGGTCATACTCGGCGTCATAAGCGTGGTGGTAAGCGTCCGCTTGGTTCGAAGTATCATGATCATTGTGGGTGTACGGTGGTTGAGGTTGTTGGCCCTTGGGAACCAAATAGGGCTGATGCCGAGTATCAGAGGACGTATGAGAAGGCTCGTGAGTGGGTTGATGATCATGGGTTGCAGCAGTCGCCTGGCAATATTTTGAAGGCTATGCGTACTGTTGGCGATATGCGATAATTTGATGTGGTTTCCGGTTGTGCGCCGCCGGTTATCGGTGCACAGGGTTGTCTCCCGCACGGGGGTCAACAAGTTAGTGTTGTTTTCCGCAAGGAGTGTAAGGTTAGGCTATGGCCGATCAGAATGTTGAGGAACAGGATGTCGACAATGATGCTGTTGAGCCCGGAAAGGGTGGAGACATTGTTGATGTTGTGAAGGATGGGCAGGTTGCCGGTGATGATCATGTCGGTGATGTTTCCGTGAAGGGTGAGGCTTCTGGGCCGTCTGGCACGGATTGGAAGGCTGAGGCTCGTAAGTGGGAGTCTCGTGCTAAAAGTAATTTTGCCGAGTTGGAGAAGCTTCGCGCCTCGGATGGTGATGCGGGGTCTGTGATTGATGATCTTCGCCGCAAGAATGAGGAACTCGAAGACCGGATCAATGGGTTTGTTCTTGAGGGTGTGAAGCGCGAGGTGGCCGCTGAGTGTGGCCTGTCGGGTGATGCTGTCGCTTTCTTGCACGGTAGCGATCGTGAAGCACTGGTGGAGTCTGCTAAGGCTTTGAAGGGTTTGATCGACCATAGTGGTGGCGCGGGTGTGCGCCGTCTTGCGGGGAGTGCCCCCGTTGATGATGTTAAACGACGTGAGGGTGTCGCGTTTGTGGATGCTCTTGTCAATAATTCTAGGAGATGATTTCTGATGGCTGACGATTTTCTTTCTGCAGGGAAGCTTGAGCTTCCTGGTTCTATGATTGGTGCGGTTCGTGACCGTGCTATCGATTCTGGTGTGCTTGCTAAACTGTCGCCGGAGCAGCCGACTATTTTCGGCCCTGTGAAGGGTGCCGTGTTTAGTGGTGTTCCTCGTGCCAAGATTGTTGGTGAGGGCGAGGTTAAGCCTTCCGCGTCTTTTGATGTTTCGGCGTTTACTGCGCAGCCTATCAAGGTTGTGACTCAGCAGCGTGTCTCGGACGAGTTTATGTGGGCTGATGCTGATTACCGTCTGGGTGTTTTGCAGGATCTGATTTCCCCGGCTCTTGGTGCTTCGATTGGTCGCGCCGTGGATCTGATTGCTTTCCATGGTATTGATCCGGCTACGGGTAAAGCGGCTGCCGCTGTGCATACTTCGCTGGATAAGACGAAGCATATTGTTGATGCCACGGATTCTGCTACGACCGATCTGGTCAAGGCTGTTGGCCTTATCGCTGGGGCCGGTTTGCAGGTTCCTAACGGTGTTGCTTTGGATCCCGCGTTCTCGTTTGCCCTGTCTACTGAGGTGTATCCGAAGGGGTCTCCGCTTGCCGGTCAGCCGATGTATCCTGCCGCCGGGTTCGCCGGTTTGGATAATTGGCGTGGCCTGAATGTTGGTGCTTCTTCGACTGTTTCTGGCGCCCCGGAGATGTCGCCTGCCTCTGGTGTTAAGGCTATTGTTGGTGATTTCTCGCGTGTTCATTGGGGTTTCCAGCGTAACTTCCCGATCGAGCTTATCGAGTATGGTGACCCGGATCAGACTGGGCGTGACCTGAAGGGCCATAATGAGGTTATGGTTCGTGCCGAGGCTGTCCTGTATGTGGCTATCGAGTCGCTTGATTCGTTTGCTGTTGTGAAGGAGAAGGCTGCCCCGAAGCCTAATCCGCCGGCCGAGAACTGATTTATTGTTGCGGTGATGTGTCAATGTGCAGGGGGTGGTGTTGATGGGTATCATTTTGAAGCCTGAGGATATTGAGCCTTTCGCCGATATTCCTAGAGAGAAGCTTGAAGCGATGATTGCCGATGTGGAGGCTGTGGCTGTCAGTGTCGCCCCCTGTATCGCTAAACCGGATTTCAAATACAAGGATGCCGCTAAGGCTATCCTTCGTCGTGCTTTGTTGCGCTGGAATGATACTGGCGTTTCGGGTCAGGTGCAGTATGAGTCTGCGGGCCCGTTTGCTCAGACTACACGGTCTAATACTCCTACGAATTTGTTGTGGCCTTCTGAGATTGCTGCGTTGAAGAAGTTGTGTGAGGGTGATGGTGGGGCTGGTAAAGCGTTCACTATTACACCGACCATGAGGAGTAGTGTGAATCATTCTGAGGTGTGTTCCACGGTGTGGGGTGAGGGTTGCTCGTGCGGATCTGATATTAACGGCTACGCTGGCCCTTTGTGGGAGATATGATATGACCAGTTTTCCTTATGGTGAAACGGTTGTGATGCTTCAACCGACTGTTCGTGTCGATGATCTTGGCGACAAGGTGGAAGACTGGTCTAAGCCTGTCGAAACCGTGTTCCATAACGTGGCCATCTATGCTTCCGTTTCGCAGGAGGATGAGGCCGCGGGGCGTGACTCTGACTATGAGCATTGGTCGATGCTTTTCAAGTCCCCTGTTGTGGGCGCTGATTATCGTTGCAGGTGGCGTATCCGGGGTGTTGTGTGGGAGGCTGACGGGTCTCCTATCGTGTGGCATCACCCCATGTCCGGTTGGGATGCGGGCACGCAGATCAATGTGAAGCGTAAGAAGGGCTGATGGGTTGTGGCTCAGGATGTGAATGTGAAGCTGAACTTGCCGGGTATTCGTGAGGTGTTGAAGTCTTCTGGGGTGCAGGGCATGTTGGCTGAGCGTGGCGAGCGTGTCAAGCGTGCGGCCTCGGCGAATGTGGGCGGTAACGCTTTCGATAAGGCCCAATACCGTGCAGGTTTGTCGTCGGAGGTGCAGGTTCACCGTGTGGAGGCTGTGGCCCGTATTGGCACCACCTATAAGGGTGGGAAGCGTATTGAGGCGAAGCATGGCACGCTGGCTAGGTCGATTGGGGCTGCGTCGTGATCGTCTACGATGACCCCAGGAAGTGGGCTAAACGCGTGCTCAAGGATGATGGCTGGCTGTCTGGGATACCGTGTACGGGGACAGTGCCGGATAGCTTTGAGGGTGACCTTATTTGGTTGGCGTTGGATGGTGGCCCGCAGTTGCATGTGCGTGAGCGTGTTTTTTTGCGGGTGAATGTTTTCTCGGATACGCCTGATCGTGCTATGAGCCTGTCGAGGCGTGTTGAGGCTGTCTTGGCTGATGGTGTGGACGGTGACCCGGTGGTGTTTTGTCGACGTTCTACGGGTCCTGATCTTTTGGTTGATGGTGCACGTTTTGATGTGTATTCGCTTGTTGAGCTGATATGCAGGCCTGTCGAATCCGAGTAAACATTTTGTTTTGATATTGTTGTTTGTTTTTTGTTTGATATTGTTTTTGGGGGTTATGATGGCTGCAACACGTAAAGCGTCTAATGTTCGTTCAGCGGTTACTGGCGACGTTTATATTGGTGACGCGCACGCGGGTGATATTATTAAGGGTGTGGAGGCGGTTCCTTCCGGGCTTACAGCTTTAGGGTATCTGTCGGATGACGGGTTTAAGATTAAGCCTGAGCGTAAAACGGATGATTTGAAGGCTTGGCAGAATGCGGATGTTGTTCGCACTGTGGCTACGGAGTCTTCTATCGAGATTTCTTTCCAGCTGATCGAGTCTAAGAAGGAGGTTATCGAGCTGTTTTGGCAGTCGAAGGTTACTGCCGGATCCGATTCGGGTTCGTTCGATATTTCTCCTGGTGCCACCACTGGCGTGCACGCTTTACTGATGGATATTGTTGATGGGGATCAGGTTATTCGCTACTATTTCCCTGAGGTTGAGTTGATTGATCGTGACGAGATCAAGGGTAAGAATGGCGAGGTGTACGGGTATGGTGTGACGTTGAAGGCGTATCCTGCCCAGATTAATAAGACTGGTAATGCGGTGTCGGGTCGGGGGTGGATGACGGCTTTAAAAGCTGATACTCCTCCTTCTCCGAAGCCTCAGCCGGATTCGAATCCGCCATCTGAGAACTGATACACGATTTTAGGGGATTGTTGATAGATGAGTGACACAGGTTACACGTTAAAGATTGGTGACCGTAGCTGGGTGTTGGCGGATGCGGAGGAGACGGCTCAGGCTGTTCCTGCCCGCGTTTTCCGTCGTGCCGCTAAGATTGCCCAGTCGGGGGAGTCTGCGGATTTCGCCCAGGTTGAGGTGATGTTTTCTATGTTGGAGGCTGCCGCCCCGGCTGATGCGGTAGAGGCCCTGGAGGGGCTGCCTATGGTTCGTGTGGCCGAGATTTTCCGTCAATGGATGGAATACAAGCCTGACGGTAAGGGTGCCTCCCTGGGGGAATAGTTTGGCTCCACGGCCTGATTGATGATTATCGTGGGGCCATCGAATATGATTGGAGAACCCGGTTCGGTTGCTCGGTTTATGATGTTGGTGGCCCGCATATGTGTTGGGGTGAGGCTGTCCGGCTGACTGGCGTGTTGTGTACCGATACGTCTAGCCAGTTGGCGGCCCACCTGAATGGCTGGCAGCGCCCGTTTGAGTGGTGCGAGTGGGCTGTACTGGACATGCTGGATCATTACAGGTCTGCTAATAGTGAGGGGCAGCCGGAGCCTGTGGCGAGGCCTACGGATGAGCGTAGGGCCCGGTTTACGTCTGGGCAGGTGGACGATATTTTGGCGCGTGTTCGTGCCGGTGGCGGGGTGTCTCGCGAGATTAATATTATGGGGTGAATAGTGTATGTCTGGTGAGATTGCTTCCGCATATGTGTCGTTGTATACGAAGATGCCTGGTTTGAAGGCGGATGTTGGTAAACAGCTTTCTGGGGTTATGCCTGCTGAGGGTCAGCGTTCGGGTGGTCTTTTTGCTAAGGGCATGAAGTTGGCGCTTGGTGGTGCCGCAATGGTGGGCGCCATCAATGTTGCTAAGAAGGGCCTCAAGTCGATTTATGATGTGACTATTGGTGGCGGTATAGCTAGGGCGATGGCTATTGATGAGGCTCAGGCTAAACTGACTGGTTTGGGTCACACGTCGTCTGATACGTCTTCGATTATGAATTCGGCTATTGAGGCTGTGACTGGTACGTCGTATGCGTTGGGTGATGCGGCTTCTACTGCGGCGGCGTTGTCTGCTTCGGGTGTGAAGTCTGGCGGGCAGATGACGGATGTGTTGAAGACTGTCGCCGATGTGTCTTATATTTCGGGTAAGTCGTTTCAGGATACGGGCGCTATTTTTACGTCTGTGATGGCTCGCGGCAAGTTGCAGGGCGATGACATGTTGCAGCTTACGATGGCGGGTGTTCCTGTGTTGTCTTTGCTTGCCAGGCAGACGGGTAAAACGTCTGCTGAGGTGTCGCAGATGGTGTCGAAGGGGCAGATTGATTTTGCCACGTTTGCGGCTGCGATGAAGCTTGGTATGGGTGGTGCTGCGCAGGCGTCTGGTAAGACGTTTGAGGGCGCTATGAAGAATGTTAAGGGCGCTTTGGGCTATCTTGGTGCTACGGCTATGGCGCCGTTTCTTAACGGGTTGCGGCAGATTTTTGTTGCGTTGAATCCGGTTATTAAGTCTATCACAGATTCTGTGAAGCCGATGTTTGCTGCCGTCGATGCGGGTATTCAGCGTATGATGCCGTCTATTTTGGCGTGGATTAATCGTATGCCGGGCATGATTACGAGAATGAATGCACAGATGCGCGCCAAGGTGGAGCAGTTGAAGGGCATTTTTGCAAGGTTGCATTTGCCTGTTCCTAAAGTGAATTTGGGTGCCATGTTTGCTGGCGGCACCGCAGTGTTTGGTATTGTTGCTGCCGGTGTGGGGAAGCTTGTTGCAGGGTTTGCCCCGCTGGCGGTTGCGTTGAAGAATCTACTGCCGTCGTTTGGTGCTTTGAAGGGTGCCGCTGGTGGGCTTGGCGGGGTGTTTCGCGCTTTGGGTGGCCCTGTCGGGATTGTGATCGGCTTGTTTGCTGCCCTGTTTGCCACTAACGCCCCGTTCCGCGCCTCGGGTATGCAGCTGGTTGGGGGTGTTGGGCCGGCTGTGG